ATGGAAACGTAACAGTGTTTAGTCGCCGTGGTGGTGTTAATTCTAGCAGCTAACAATTTAGCCTGTACAACATTTTTCAGGGGTTGTTGAAGATGACAAGTGAATGTATTGGCAGTAGTCTGTCCAATTGAATCAATAGTCACGGTGTGGTATTCGTGTTGAAGGTCTGGAATCAACTGAGTAGGAGTTGTAATCAGCGCCATATATTATTAGCTTAGATTAAAGATCCACCGATTCCATCTGTGATTTCATAACCACCAGCTTGCGCGGAGACCAACTTTTGGGCACCGCAAACACCCCCTGGAGTTAAACCCTTGGCGTAAGGGCCACCTTTCTTACCAGAACCAGCGGTACACTCGAGTTCGACTGGGAGATCGAAGACGGAACCATCATTGGAAGTTTTGGTGGTAATGGGTGTGTACTTACTGCTTGTACTGGACTTAAGAGCCCCGAGAGCAGATATGACCAAGAGAAGAATAACAATCATGGTGAGAGCATTACGGCTGACACGATTGAGAGAGGAGAACATTTATAATGAACCAATATTTTTTTAAACTGCGTTAAAGGTAATTTTTTTAGTTTCTACATAGAGAGTAGATGGACGAAGAGATCGTAATCGATCGAGGAAATACCAGTGTTATGAAATTGGATGCAGATGAGCAGGCCATCATGGATGAGATTGAGATTTCCGCCCCCCGCCCTCAGCGTGTACCTAGACCAACTAGACCCACTTACAATGCACCTCCAATGGCACAGCAACAGGAAAGTATGGATGCCTTTGTGAACCCCAACAAACAGACTAACCAGAATGCTTCGGCTCCAGATGAAGAAATTGACTATGGTGATGGTGATGAAGATGCCAATTTTTTTGATGATGCTGATGATTATGGAAATCAGGGTCCAGGACAGGAGGATGAAAAACCTACGAAAGGGTACGGTTCAATTGACGAGGAGAAGGCTGATCTTATCAACAAGTTGGGACGCCTGGAGAAGAAGGGTTTCACTGTAAACAAGAGACTCAACGCCTACTCAAATGTTGATGAACTTAGATCCGAGGTTAAGCGTATCACCTACAGTATAGATGTTGAACAGTCTATTCGTTTCTCGCGACGAATGTTGGTGGCCTGTGTAACAGGTTTAGAGTTTCTCAACAAGAGATACAACCCTTTCGAGATTCAGCTAGAGGGTTGGTCTGAAAGTATCATGGAGAATGTTGACGACTATGATGGTGTCTTTGAAGAGTTGTATGTTAAATACCGGTCCAAGATTTCGGTTGCTCCAGAGATCAAGCTGATTATGATGCTCGGTGGATCCGCTATGATGTTCCATCTTACCAATTCTATGTTCAAATCGGTGATGCCCAACATGAATGACGTCATCAAGCAGAACCCTGATCTAGTGAAGAATATGATGAGCGCTGTTCAGAATACCACTCGCCAAACTGACGGTCCCGCAACGGAGGCTCCTGTTGGTGGAACTGGTGACTACCAGATGCAGGGACCTGGTATAGACATCTCCAGTCTAATGGGTGGTATCATGATGCCCCCGGCGCCTCCTATGAACACCACGGCCATTTCAGCGACTGATAAGCAGGTGGAAGATGATGATGATATTTCTGACATCATCTCCATCTCGGGTGACTCCACGGGTGGTGAGGTCAAGGAAGTCAATGTGGCGGCAACCAAGACGAGGCGTACCAGGGGAAGGAAGGCAAAAAAGGAAATTAATCTCTAAACATATATAAATGATAGCTTACTATCCTTTGGAGGAATTGGATCCTCCAAAGCCACAACAGAAGTCTGTTGGTAAGCCTGAAAAGACTCAGGTTGGCTTAGAAGAAAGTGAATTGAATTACATCGTGATAGCTTTCATTGCCGGAGTTATCGCCTTAGCTATATCCGACGCCATCAGGGCGTAATTGTTTCGTTTACCGCGGGGTTCTCCCTCGTAGTAAATTTAATAAGTAAAAGTTACAATATTCTGACCAGCACCAAAACTATCAACTTGTCCGACATTGACATTATTTTTGATACTTTTTAAGAATCCACCAGTGTGTGTACCAGATAAGGATGCGGTTATAAGTTCTACATGAATATCATATTTGTATATTCTACCCGATCCAATGTCATGGGGTGTAAGTAATACACCTTTCTTTCCCACAGTAATATTTGGACTCCATGGGAAATCTGAATCACCACCAAATAGATTCTTCGTACCCACAGTTATCTCGTCGTCTAAACTACTATTCGTGGTTCCATCATGTGATCCACCTTGGATCTCCAAGACCATTGTACTCATGTCACGAACAGCAGAACCATCCGTCTTTCTGAGCATCGCAACAATTTTGGCATAAAAAGCTGGCATCTTTTCGGGGGTACCTCCATCAGCGAAGTATAAACGAACACTTTTCGCTGCCGTGGATCCCAGTGTAAAACTTTTAGAGTATCGCTTACAACCAACTTCATTTGAACCTGAAATAAATCCACCACCGACGTGTAATGCTGTGGTTGCATCTGAACCACCCAAATCTACAGCTACCTGGTTACCCAAATCAATCTTACCATCAATCTGAAGATCACCAGTAATTTCAGTGTCACTCTTTACTACTAAACTTCTCACTGGGTCAATAAACACATTACCTGTGTGATCTCCATAAATATTAGAAACACCACCAGTTGTCTTAAATTCTAAGATGGCATTACTCGTTGCGTGCTCTAAGCGTGCTGTACCATTGTAAACAGTAAAGTGTTCACTTGGGTTTACGGTTCCCACACCCACATTTGAAGTGTGTATTATATGAATACCATCTGCCTCGGTTCCCCCATTTACAGCACCCATCACTGTACCATGTACGGAATGGGTGGAGTCACTGAAACCTCTTACATATCCACCCTTACCAGTATCTGTTGTTAGACTTATACCCGCCTTTTTAGTTCCAGAATTCGCAGGACTTTCGAGTTTGAGAATATCGACATCAGTGGTCAAAGCTGAATATACATGTACATTAGTGTCTGGTGAAGATGTCCCTAAACCAAATAGACCTTCTTCAGTAAAACGAGCATATTCAATACCACTTTGACGGAATGTAAGAGCTGAAGAAATATTGTCTATGACACCTTTATTACCACCAGTAGTCACAGAGAAAATGTCCATCACACCGGTTATAACTTTAGAACCAGTTGCGAACTGGAAACCACCATCTACGAATAGACGAGAGTTACCACCCGGATCAACCGATGTACCAACAAGTACACGGTCTTTGTTAACAGTTAATAATGCATTTTGAACACTAAGTTCGCTACCTATGAGGGCTTCTATCCCACCCTCAGTTAAACCAGTACTATCATACGTCTGAAATATATGAAGTGGTGCAACTGAACGAATCCTATCTGGACCTGTTACTGATGCGAGTGCACCTTCATTACCCTTAAATGTGACCAATTCTGTTTTACCATCAGTATTATAATACCTTTCGCGTATAAACGTATTACCTAATTCATCCGTTTCAACACCTGTGAATGAGAGTTGATTACCGACAATTACATTTCCGTTCACTTCTAAAGGGACTCGGGGGGCATCGGTGCCAATTCCCATATTTCCCGTTGAACCGGATATAAAAATTCGGCTAGTCGCCGGATCGTTAATCACATTAGGATTTTTAGTGAGTCTAAAATCTACTGTAGATCCTGTGACACCCATGGAATAACCTTGTGCACCGCTTATAGCTGCGGGTGAGTTTCCCGCGGTTTGGACAAACGAAGTAAACGCGTTTGCTGCCGTGTGATCCGCTCTGACAGTCATAACCGCGTCATCAGCTGTAAAATTTGGATCGGAACCAGTTCTTTCACTATGAATAAGCAAACCATTCGTATTAAAATTACCTATACCAGATGTAATGATTTCCAGGTGACTCGATGGTGTAGTTGTACCTATACCAATTCGTTTATCACTTCTCCACGTCATCACATGTGTTTCATTTTCATAGCTATCGCTCGCCAAAGCTAAATTCATTTGAGTTTGTGACTGATTAGCTGTAGTTCCATGCTTCCCCATCTTGAATATACTTCTAACACCATCAGTAGACGCGGCACCTTCACGAGTAAGTTGTAAAACTTTTGTGAAATCTGAGGTTGTAGTCGCTGGTGAAGTATTTGTTACGACTAAAGGTGTATCCAAATGTGTAGCTGGTCCACGTTTTACAACTTGATCATTAATAAACACAGTTCCACCATTTGTATGTAAAAGACCCACGGGTGATATAGTTCCCACACCCACATTACTTGACTCAAGGATCGTGAGTTTTGGTGTACCCATAGTATCCGTGGTACTGGCGTAAAAGTTCAGACCCTTACCACTTCCTACACGATTTTGGATTCTTGTTTGGTTATTTGTTATATCAGTAAAAATCTTTAAGAAGTTTGTACCATTCCCGAATATAGCAGTGTTACTTTCAATGAGTTTTAGGTTACCACCAAGTGTCAGAAGTTCATCTGGTTCAGTGTTGGATATACCAATGTTTCCACCAGATGCGACTCGCATTCTCTCAGTGTTTTTAGTTTTTAAAACAACCGTTTGATGACTCGCCGATGTTTTCGCACCATTGAGTTCAATAGCACTTATGTTTGCTGTAAGAGGACCACACCGAAGACTTAAAGTATTCGACACAGAATCTTCACCATTTATATCACCGTGAATAATTACATTCGCAGCGGATGAAATACCGGATTCACCTTCAACCTCAATGAAATCTTGGACTAGAATAGACTCAGTAATAAGACGACCCGTCGCTGTATTACCGAGAACTGTTATAAGATTAGCAGAATCTGAGTTGATAAATATCTTATCACCAATTGACAACATATTTGTTGACGTTGTGTTTGCTATACCAGATGGTATACCATCCCCGTTCCCATCTACTCCAGTTGTCTGTAAACCTTGGGATTGAATTGTTGATGATACAACCATTGGTATAGCTGCATCGGCGTCTAAGGTAATCAAGCTACCAACTGTGAGTCCACTATCACCAATTCGTAAACCCTCAAAGAACCCGAAACCATTTGCGTATAATACATTACTAGATGTAGTAGCTGTGTCATCTATGTGTACATTTGAACCAACTGAAAGTGATAAAGTTGGCGAAGAGTTTGCGATTCCCACATTGTTTTGTGTATATATGTCACCATACACATGAAGATTTACAGTGTTAGAAGTATCTAATATGGAATCAAACGTCGCTGTTGTAGGGCCACCATATGTTCTAGAGAGTCTCATTTTATCCCCGGCATGTGTGTACCCAAAAAATATGTTAGATTTTTCATCTACATCTTTCATAAGTAAAGCCATATCATACGTTCCATTGTTACCGAATGCCATCTGTATAACGGCATTGGAGACGACCAAATTATTAACACTCGTATAATCTGGAATCTCTGTGATCGCCAAGTTACCAGTGATATCAACATCACCAAATACTCTCAAGAAACCATCTCTAACGACAACATTACCCTTTTCAAACACGGCTATATTAGAACCATCACTCGCTGCCTCGTTACCAACCAAAAGATGTGTACCTATAGCCGCATTTGTAGAAAACGTATTACCAGTGATCTTCAAAACATTTGAAGCATTAGCATCCGCAAAAAATTTATCATTTGTCGTCTTGAGAGTACTAGTCGCAAACAAGTTCGTTGAAACTGTATTACCCTGAATGGTAACCAAATCCTGTAGTTCCCTATTCATAATCACACTATCTGAACCCAATTGAAACTCGTTAATTGGGTTATCAGTGCCAATGCCAACCTGTGTCGCCGTAAAACGGAACACATTGGTAAGACCTGTGAACTCTGTACTTTCTACATTCGCAGTAACCTTATTGGTAATAGTAAGATTGGCAACTTCAATCTGATCTGCTGTAATTTCACCAGCATCAATACTGGCGAGACCACTTAGAACGTCAGTCTCTCGTGGTGCAGCGTCTAGACTCGTGACGAAAATCTGATCGAAACGTACTGTTCTGCCCATCTATACATTAGTTACCGAATAAAATTCCAGCAAGTCCATTACGAATTCTTAACACATTATAGTTTACTGCGTACACGAAAAGTTCTTGTCCATCTGGTCTAAGGACTCCCTTTTCTACACCATTAAGAGACAGTACAGCATTATCTATGCGACTAAAGTTTAGGGTTCCTGAGGGGTTATACTCAGAAGCATTTAGGCAAAAGTGGTACGCGAAATATCTGGTGTTGAAAAGTACTTCAGTTTCTGGAATAAAGTCGGAGTGTCCATAAGAAGATTTGTAATAATTTTGAACAGTGTGAAAGTAGACTGGGGTCATCTTTTCAAGTAGATGTGTACCATTGATTTGTAAATCGGCTTCGAGAAATGTAAAACGGTCATCCGCAAAATTTTCATTAGAAGCATTGAATCCCCAAAATAATGATTTCACTGGGTGATTAAAGTTGGAAAGGTCAATACGGTTGTGACCACCCACATCAGTGTTGTTATTCGTAACAGTGAGTAATTCGGTCTTAAATCCTTGGACTTGGGTTACTATAAAATCCATTTGTCTCTTCGTGAAAGTTTCTCTTTCATCCTTATCCAAGTAAATATAATTACCATACACCTTTGCTGATTTCTCGGTCACATCTAGACCAGCTATATTCGTTTCGTCAAAATCTATCTTTATCTCAACTTGGTGATGCTGTAGGGCTATGAGAGGTAAAAACGCTTTATGGTCACAGAAAAAGAAGTGGAGGGGGAGGAAGGTATGACACGAGGTAGATGTTTTGTTGTTTAATTCCTGTCCCTTTGTGTATGTATCAGCCAGATAATTCGTCCATATATCAGAGAAATAGTCATAGTGTTGGGAATCTATTTTTTGTCCACCAATAAAAAGAGAA